TTACAATTGCACTTTCGCTAGAAGCAGCCGTTAGTGTAGTTGCACCAGCTGAATTTTCATCGGCTGGTGTTTGTGTGCCTTCTGACGAAATATCTAACGGAAATGTTATTAGTATCTGATCAGGTGTATTAACAATACCATCTTCTTTTAACTGTTGTAGTCGTTTGTTTAGCATAACTTGAAGACTTTTTTCTCCAGTTTGCAAAACTTCTTGTACAGTAACTCCTTTAACGCTACCGTCTGTTTTGAGTTCAGACACATGCCCACTCAATGCTTCGCTGTTCACTGGGTATCCGCTACATGTATATACTGCACCTTCTTCTGTAACTGTCATAGATACGTCTTTAAATTTAAAAGGAATTTTTCTAGCAGTTGTTGGAATATTATCCATCTTTCCTGTTTCGGTATTACCCCTAAAATCAATTGTTAACAAATAAGGTGCTTGTAAATAGTTGTCATGATTAGCAGCCCAAGCCGCTTCTTGTAAACTCATTATAAACATACCCATGCTATAAGGCTCAGTTATTTTAAAACTCAACTTGTGCATGTTTGTATTTGCGCCTTTTTCAAGACCAATTGTACTTTCAATCTCTAACTTATCAATGAAAAAATCAAACTGGCCAAACGGTGTATTAATTCTATTGGAAGGATCTGCATTTGCAGTTTTAGCAATTAATGGAAGACGTTGACCTTTCATATAGCCAGTATCTGGTTTGTTTAATTGTGCTTTAGTTAACACAGATAGACCTAAAACATAATCATAAGTTGCATAGTTAAAAAGAGGATTTTTTAAAGGAAGTGTTACCCCCGGCAATGGTTTGATTGAAAGGCCTAGTGAGCTAAAAGCGCCTCCAAATGCACTAGTGATTGCCGATAATGCAGCTGCTGGGCCTGAACTTAAAAATCCTGTGGCAGAAGTGACTGCATTACCTATCGAAGTTGTTGCAGAATTTATTGCTCCAGAGATATCTCCAAATAACGACATATTATAAACCCAATGCTGTTGTTAAACTGTTGCTTTTACAAAGATATATTTGTGTACCCGGAACAAAATCTAAAATAGGGTCTTGAAGAACGTCTAAATTTCTTTGCATGAATACCCACCACAGCTGAGAGTTTCCGTATAAATCGTGCGCCAATAAATCAGGACGATAAGCATACTGTGGTTCTATTGTGTATAAAAAGTCGTCAACTTCTTCACTGACTGGTCGAATAGTTAATATATCTAAGTATGAATTTTTAATTGGTGTGTTGTACCAAGGGCTAGTATTGTTGTAAGTTGCAGGCATGATTAAATGTATCCAAAAGAATTATTAAGGTAACCGCCTTGAACAAATCTATCAAGACTAAAGTTTCTAGCACTGTTTCTGCTGTATACAGGTTGTAGTGTTACACTGAAAGAGCTCTTAGTAGGAACATGTGTGACGCCGCCGCTTGTTGTTCCGCCTAAACCCAATGAGCCTGCTAGTCCTGCAATTTGTCCAATGCCGCCAGCAATTGTACTTATTCCGCTGGTAATACTGCCAAGGCCAGACACGGATCCGCCTAATGCGCTGCCAATAGAATCAGCTAGGCCGCCGATGCCTCCAGTAACACCTTCAATTGCTCCAGCCATACTACCAACAACATTGCATCCAATGTAATCACATCCAGCATCTAAACTTGTACTAAAACTAGTTACAACAACTGGAACATTTTTAAAAATATAATTTCCATACCCGTTTAAAAATATCACAGGAGGAGGATTTCCTGCCTTAGGATCAGTTCCTGCAAACATTTTGGTAAGACTTCTTAAATAATGCACCGCAGCAATCCAGTATAATGCTTGTGTACTGTCTTCAACATTCATTGGTGCTACAACTGTAATAGTTCCTGGGTCACTATTTTTAAATGCCTGAAAATTATAGTTTGTATGTGTTGTTGGCACAGCACCGTAACTAGCAGTACTGGCAATATTAATTGTTGGAGTGTATGGAAAAATGAGACCGCCAGCATCTTTTAATGGTTTTAAAACCGGACTACCTTTGAAACTGGTCCAGTTGGCCAGGCTTAATCGCACACGCCAATCTGCCGGATCTGCAGAGTCTCCGCCGAACGCTGCAACAGCGCCTATTATGTCGCCAGCGCCTTCGGCAAGTCCGCTAAGAGCTCCGCTCAAACGTCCAGAAGATGCAAACTCAGCAAAAGATCCAGCACTTGACAACCCTGATGAAAAGTTAGAAATGGCGTTTGCGCCGCCTGCAACAGAGCTTACTAGTTGAGATGCATCCGATAGTGAACCGATATTAAACGCCATAATAGTTTTTCCTTTTGGTATAATATTTAGTTGACTTTTTAATGTGCGTAGTTTATAATTAGATATAAGAGGATTCTTCTGAATGATACCAACGACACCGAAAGTAAATTACCTAAACAACAAGGATATGTTGTTAGAAATACACAGATCAAAAAGCTCATATTGCAGCTTTACCAAACCAGAATATCACCAATATGACATGATTGTGTCAGGTCTGGATAAAATTAACATTAGAACCATAGCAGAAGCCAAAAGGAATAGAGCCAAACGCATAGGCGATCTCGAATATGCTACCCGTAAAAAAGCTGGTGAGAAAATCAAACAAGCAGACTGTGAAGTTGACTATAAAAAAATTGCCAAAACAGATGTTGTTTTTAGAGTTATGACTTTTGATCATATTCCGCTAAACGGTGTTAGAAAAAAGAATCCAAAAACACTGGCCGACCACAGAGACAAAGTGAATTTTCCGCCATTCCAACATTGGAAATTTGATGACGAAACTGGCGAAACATTAATTTGTGTTGGTAAAAGTCATTGGAAGGGGCCGTTAGACACTGGGCACTTTGACAAAGATGCTGGCCAAATTACTAACACTTTAGCTAGAATGATGTTAAAATTATGTGAGAGATACGCTACTCGTGGCAACGTGCGTGGCTACACATACAATGACGAAATGAAGGGTCAGGCTATTTTGCAACTAACACAAATTGGATTACAGTTTGACGAAAGCAAGTCGGATAATCCGTTTGCTTATTTTACTGCGGCTGTTACCAACAGCTTTGTGCGGGTTATTAACATTGAAAAACGCAATCAAAATATCCGCGATGACATCCTTGAGATCAATGGCATGAATCCAAGTTACAGTAGAACCGGTGCCGGAGAACATGCGGCCGCTGTCAAACGAAACGATGAAGCAGGACCCAGCGAATGACACAATTATTTAAAAAAGTTGCTTGTTTTACAGACATCCACTTTGGATTGAAATCTAACAGCTCAGTACATAACCAAGACTGTGAAGATTTTGTAGACTGGTATATTGCTAAAGCCAAGGAGCAAGGATGTGATACAGGAATTTTTATGGGCGATTGGCATCACAATCGGAACAGCCTTAACATCACTACTATGGACTATAGCCTTAGGGCCTTGGAAAAGCTCGGTCAGGCGTTTGATCAATTTTACTTTTTCCCTGGCAATCACGATCTATATTACAAAGACAAGCGGGATATCCATTCAGTCGAGTTCGGTAAGTACATACCTGGAATTACTGTGGTACATGAACCTACTACCATTGGCGATGTTACATTATGCCCGTGGCTTGTGGGCGAGGAATGGAAGAGTGTAGGAAAGAAAGGTGGCAAGTATATCTTTGGACACTTTGAATTGCCCAGCTTTTTTATGAACGCAATGGTTCAGATGCCGGATCACGGTGAGATCAATTTAGACAGTTTTAAAAACTATGAACTGGGTTTCAGTGGACATTTTCACAAGCGTCAGCAAAAAGGCAATATGATTTATATTGGCAATGCATTTCCGCACAACTACGCAGATGCATGGGATGACGAGCGAGGAATGATGGTGTTGGAATGGGGCGGTGTTCCTGATTATTACACATGGGATAATCAGCCCACGTTTAGAACTCTTAAACTTAGTGAATTGATTGACGGTGCTGAAACTATTATCAAGTCTAAACAACACCTGCGTGTGACTTTAGATATTGACATTACATTTGAAGAAGCAAGTTTTATTAAAGAAAAGTTTATTGCGGATTATGACATCCGCGAACTTACACTTATTGCAGAAAAGAAAGAAATAGAAATCAACACCAACATCGATGTACAGTCGTTTGAAAGTGTGGATCAAATTGTGTCCAGTCAAATTATCAATATTGAAAGTGACCAGTTTGACAAAAATACATTACTAGCCATTTATAATAGCCTATGATAAAAATTAAGGAATTGACCGTAAAGAATTTCATGAGTGTGGGCAATCAAACTCAGGCAGTGAACTTTGCACAAGAAAATCTAACACTTGTACTGGGCGAAAACTTGGATCAAGGCGGTGACGACAGCGGATCGCGCAATGGCACAGGCAAGACTACCATTGTGAATGCACTCAGTTATGCGTTGTTTGGCAATGCATTGACCAACATTAAAAAAGACAATCTTATTAATAAAATTAATAATAAGAACATGTTGGTTACATTGGCATTTGAAAAAGACGGAACAGACTATCGCATTGAACGTGGACGTAAGCCAAACGTACTGCAATTTTACGTTAATGATCAGGCCCAAGAAGCAGAAGAAACAGACGATGCGCAAGGTGATGTTCGCGAAACTCAGAAAGACGTAGACGAATTGTTGGGCATGAGCCACGACATGTTCAAACATATTGTAGCATTAAACACATATACAGAGCCTTTTCTCAGTATGCGAGCCAACGACCAGCGTGTTATTATTGAACAATTATTAGGTATTACACTACTGAGTGAAAAAGCAGAAGTACTTAAAGAACTGGTTAGAGAAACCAAAGACAGTATTACACAAGAGTCGGCCAATATAGAAGCAGCTAAAAAAAGCAACGACAAAATTCAATTGAGTATTGACAGTTTGCTAACAAGACAGGCCGCCTGGAATTCGCAGAAAGATGCTGATGTAGAAAAAATTGCTCGTGCAATTATTGAACTAGAAAGTGTGGATATCGATGCAGAGATTGCCAAACATGCTGAATTAAAAGTTTATGATGAGCAAGCGGCAAAGCTGAAAAGCCTGAATAAAGAGCGGGCCACGCTAGAAGCTGCGCTAGCGCAAGCGGAGCGAAGCGTAAAAAAGTACGCTTCCGAGCTTGCTAAGTTGCAGGATAAGAAATGTCACGCTTGTGAACAAGAATTGCATGACCACAAGCATGAAGAAATGACTGGTCAGGCTGTGTTGCATTCAGCAGAGTCTGTAGCGTACTTTGACAAAGTTACCAAAGACATTGCTAAAATCAATAAAGAATTAGAAGCTATCGGCGACATCAATGGCAGGCCCAACACTTATTACGATACTGTTGAACAGGCACTCAAACATCAAAACAATCTCAAAACACTGGAAAATCAACTCACAGTTCGTGCTGGTGAAACTGACCCGTATCAAGATCAAATCGACGAACTCACTGATACAGCCATGCAGGAAATATCGTGGGACACAGTCAATGAGCTTACTAGATTGAAAGAGCACCAAGAGTTTTTGCTCAAGCTACTGACCAGTAAAGATTCGTTTATTCGCAAGAAGATCATAGATCAAAACCTAGCTTACTTGAACAACCGTTTGACCTACTACTTAGACAAGATGGGCTTGCCTCATACTGTGCTGTTTCAGAATGATCTCACTGTGTTGATTACTCAGCTGGGGCAAGACTTGGATTTTGACAATCTCAGTCGAGGCGAACGAAACCGTCTTATCCTAAGTCTGTCATGGAGCTTCCGTGACGTGTGGGAAAGTTTGTATCAGCAGATCAACTTGTTGTTTGTGGATGAACTTATTGACAACGGCTTGGATGCGTCAGGTGTTGAAGGTGCGTTGGCTGTGCTTAAAAAGATGGCACGTGAACGCAAAAAGAACATTTTCTTGATATCTCACAAGGACGAATTGATTGGCCGTGTGAACAATGTGTTGAAAGTGATCAAAGAAAATGGCTATACCAGTTATGCAAACGATTTAGAAGTCACAGAGTAATGAGCAAGCGTGTTGAGCCGTCACCATATCAAAATGAAGAGTCACACGAAAAACTCATGGCGGCTTTCAAGGAATATTTCAAGGCAAATCAAGATTGGCAAAACAAAGGCACAAGACGAGCAGGCGAACACATGCGCTACTGGCTGGCTCAGATTAGAATCATAGCCCGTGACCGCCGTGAACATGTGCAACAATATCGTGTTTGGCTGGATCAGGACAAGGCAGCTCGCAAGGCAAACCAAAAGGCAAGGGGTGACCAAGATGAATAATATACATATATTATGTCTTGGTACTACGAAAATCAATTGATAGAAGAATTGCCCGAGGATTGTGTTGGGTTTGTTTATCTCATAACAAACACAATTAGCGGGCGCATGTACATAGGCAAAAAACTAGCTAAATTCGCCAAGACCACTTACAAAATGGTCAAGTTGAAAAACGGCACCAAGAAGAAAAAGAAAATCCGCGGTAAAATTGACAGCGATTGGCGCACCTATTATGGTTCGTCGGATGAGCTGCTGAAGGATATCGCGCAGTTAGGTCCGGAAAACTTTCGCAGAGAAATACTATTTTATTGTAAATCCAAGGCAGAAACGTCATACATAGAGGCTCGTGAACAGTTTGGTCGCAGGGTGTTGGAATCAAAAGACTATTATAACGGACAAATCAGCGTTCGTGTACACGGCTCGCACATACTCAAATCATAATTATTTAGGCATTTAAATCACCAAATAAGCCCGCACTGGCGTTGATATAGTGCCCTGAATCCGTTCTGATGTGTGACGGCAAGGTAGTTCTGCTTGGTGACAGAGATGTAGATTACTATCCTTTACAGGACGTTGATGGAATATGCCTATTGAATCCGTTTAATCTACAGCAAGAATTTTTCAGGCTAAAAGAGGGGTAGTGGCCCCACGTTTGCAAACAAGTTAGCGTTTGTTTGTAAGCCGCCGTCATATAAAGACAGCATGAGTAGGTACCGGATGACCGCCTACGTTTTAGTGCTAACGCTAAGTGATATTGTTCGACTCAGATAATGTCCAAAAGTAGCTTTGCCCGCCAGGGCAAAGTGTGACTGAACGATCTAGATAATATCTTAACGCTTCGCGTTTTATAACAACTGTTAAAAAGAAACAACAGTTCGAGCGAAAGCGAAGAACAGAAGAACGCAAGTTCTTCTTACAACAATGGCATTTGTGTTTCTTTGGTAGTTTCAATATTGTCTCTGATAACATTGTATATCATGTCACGATCTTCGTGACTGTACAAATGCAACAGCTCTTCCACTGTGACACCACCTCGCATGTACCAACTGATTCTAAAGAGTTCTTGTTTGAATGCTTTGACTTGATTATCGAGCCTAATTAACTGCTGTTCGATTTCTTGAGGTGAAATATTAATTAGGCTTGAGCGAAAAAATTTGATTGATCTAGGTCAACAACTAGATTAACTTCTTTACTGCACTCATCACACTTAACTGGAAACTTGGGCATTTCCCACGCTTCACTGTTTAGATTGTTTTGTTGTTTGATGGCATCAAACACAGTTTTGTCACAGTTGGCAATCCATTCCAAAATGAATTCTCTTTCTGTGACCACTTGATCTCCGATATCAACACTTTCAATTGTTTCGCGATAAATTTCATTTTGAGTTTCAGCTAGATCTTTGAATAACCTAGCTATGATCTTTTGACGTTCATCTTTATCTTCCATTACTTCTGCTTGGGCAATCTGCTGTTGCAGTTGGAAGTTTTTGAGATTGAATCGTGTGCTGTTGCGATAGTTCAAAGGTTGTAGTGTGATAGTGAGATCTTTCATGACAACTTTGTTGTTGTACTGACATTTCATGTAGTGTTCAATGACTCTGGTCATTTCCAAATCATATTCATTGTCGGCACCGCATCCACTGCACTTATGACCCACGGACATTTTGTCACCGTAGGTTGCAATACGTATTGCGGCTAGCACAATGGCAAGATCCAAAATGCTCATTTCCCATGGCTCTTTGATACTGGGACAGCAACTTGCAATAATAGCAGCTGTGCTTTCGCCAGTCAGCAGTGCATCAGGAGTTTTGATAATGATTTCGTCCATGCCGGTCATGCCGTACACAGGCATGTGGCTGGGGTCTCCTTGTATGGTGCCAGGCTTGTTGAACAAACCACCGCTGGGTAATTTGATAAAGACCTTGGGTTGTCTAAAGTATTTTTGTAAAGGATTTCCGGACATGTTGTCAACTCCAAATGAATGTATTGTATTTATATGCGCATTTTATGGGGTATTTTTATTTCGAGTGCAACAACTAATAAATACAAGTATGAAAGTTCAAGAAGTTATCAGCGAAGAATGGAGTCTTAATCCTTTAAAATGGGGCAAAGATCCTGCACTGGCCTCTGCTGCCAAGCAGACCAAAGCCAATGCAGCTGCACTGACTGCTGCTCAAAAGGCCGCAGCATCTGTCAAAGGTGCCAGTCCTGCTGTGCAAAAAGCCCTGGCTTCAATTGCCAAAGGTGCAAATGAAACTGCAATAGCTGCTTCAAGAGAAGCCCTGTCTGCCAGAGTGGGCAACTGGACGTATTTCCTAAAAGTCATGGGTGCAATAGCAATCACAGCACAATTGTACTACAACTTTGATCAGCTTGAGAAACGATACAATGCAGGTGAACTGAACAAAGCACAATACAAAGAAGCACACGAAGCGTATTTTGGATTGTGGGTCATACAGTTCATGGTGCCTTGGTTAGTGAGTATATTACCAATTGCCAAACTGATGACATTCTTTGTCAGAGTCATTGTTGGCATATTGACACTGGGCAGTACAGCACTGACAGGCGGCGCCACATTCTGGGCCGCCATAGTGGGTATCACCATTGAACAGGCTATTTTTTCAGGCATACAGGCATTCATGATGACACCCACTTTTGAAAAATGGGTTGCACAGCACTTTTTCAAACCGCTGGTTGCAATTGGCACAATTCCAGATGAGTCTTGGAACATACTTAGAGGATATCTAAGCAGTATACCAGGCATTGACAAGTTGATGAAAAATCCAGGAGATGATTTTTACACCAGCCAAGCCAAGAACAAAAAACAAATTAATCCAGCTGCCGCAGAAAAAGATGAAAAAGATGAAAAAGGCAGTTTTGGCAATGCAATGACTGCGCCTAATGGCATTATGATCAACGGCATTAGGGTAACAGATGAAAAAGGACAGCTAGACGATTATGCAATGATGCGTCCTTTTGTTACAAATTATATAAAACTACATCCTGAAGATCCAGAAGTACAAAAAGTTTTAGCATTACAGAAAAAATCCAAGTAATCAAAAACTACACACTTAATCAATCCTATAAATATACTATATTTCTAGGATTTTTTTTATGGCTGAAGAACTCAATCTAAGCGACAGAACGCTGGACCGGCTTGCAGAGCGTTTGGCCAGAGTGCAGGGTAATTCCGCAGGCAGATCAGCCAACATGGGCGGAGGTGGCGGGAGTAGTAGCGGCGGTGACAACAAAGGCACAAGTGCTATTGGATTGGCAACGGAAGCTCTCACAGCAAAATTTAATCCATTGTCCGATGCGACTACCGCAGTAAAAACAGCTTATGGAAATTTAGAAAGTGTTATTACTCCCGGACTTAACACATGGCGCGATCTAAGTAAAACTGGTGTAAACTTTGGCAATGACATAGTGGGCATGAGTGCCGCAGCATCGGGCACTCGAATGACTCTTGCTGAGTTTGGAGATGTTATAAAATCCAACTCTGGCAACTTCAACGGGTTAGGCGGCAATGCTGCCAAAGGCGCAGAAAATTTTGCCAAGTTAAGTAAAGAAATGGCCGACAGCGGAGTCACTGACGACTTACGTATGTTAGGCATGACCAGCAAAGATATTAACGAGGTACTTGCAGTTCAATTAGCTGGTCAGCAAACTATTAATATGAATGATGAAGCATCCCGTAAAAAGGCCATTGCTTCAGCAACTGCATTGGCATTTGAAATGGATCAAATGTCCAAGCTAACAGGTAAGAGTCGTTCAGAGCAAGAAGAAATAATGAAGAAAGCTCAGGCTGATATGCAAGCTGAAGCTAAACTTCGTTTGATAACTATGGGCAAGAGCGAAGAAGAAGCAGCTGCTATTCGTGACAACTATTATAAACAACAAAAAGAAGCTGAACTTCGAGGCCAAGGCCAAATGTTCAAAGAAGTATTTGCTACTGGAACAATCCAAAGTGAAGCGGCAGCAAATCAAGTAGCTATATCTGGTAAAGAAGCGGAAGCCACAATGAAAGCAGCCAGAGCTTCTGCGGTAGGAGATGCACAAGCTGCTACTGAAGCTTCAAAAGAAGCACGTCTTGAAAATAGTAAGAACATGAAAGATGTAAACAAATTACAACTTGCAACTATTGGAGACGGAACTGCTGCTGGTAAGACCATGATGGAAAGTATGACAGCCAATAATGCTTATTATAAAGCAGAACAAGCAGTTACACTACAATTAGAAAGAGAAGGCAAACTTAAAAATCTGTCAGCAGACGAAAAAGCCAAATTAATTCAAGAAGAAACTATTAAACAAGCACAAGCCGCTCAAACTGAAAAGAAACCTGGAAGCGAAAGTACTGAAGCTCTTGTTAAATTAGGCGCAAGAGCGGATGATGCTGCCAGTGCAGTTATGAATGGTTTAGTAGTGCCAATGAATAAAGATGTAGGCCCTGCGTTAGACAAATTTAACAAAGGCTTGTTGAGCAATCAGATGACTGACAAGACTGGTAAAACAACTACAAAAGTACAAGCCGCTGAAAAAGAAGTAAAAGAAGGATATGCTAGAGGCAAAGAAGGTAAAACTGTTGAAGGTGTTAATACTCTTTCAGATGCCGCCAAGAAGAATCAGCCAGGCAGTTTCTTAGAAAATGCAGCCAGTGGAGCCGGCGAAGCTATTGGACTTGGAATGGGCAGTGTATTGATTCCTGCATTAGATAAAATTGCTGACAAAATTAATCCTACTAAACGTGCTGAAGGTGGAATAATTAACAATCCTGAACTGGCCATTATAGGTGAAGCCGGCAAAGAGTATGTGGTTCCAGAAGATAAAATGCAAACTCTTATGCAGAATGTCAAACTTGACGGCTTGCAAAGCGCGGCCAAAGCATTATCTGGTGACAAGTCAGCAAGTGGCGGTATTGATATTGGAGCAATGTCTAAGACTATCAGCACAACTATCAGCTCTGCACAAGGGCCAGCAGGCAAACAGCCCAGCATGGCAGACATGTCAACCAGCATGACCAAGATGGGCATGAATGACAGTCAGAAAAAACTGTTTGACGATTTTAATTCATTAAATGCAAACCAATCTG